GTACTGTAGATCCGACTTTTAATTACGGAACTGGATTCAATGGGTATACTGTAGGTTTGATTTTACAAAGTGATGGTAAAATTATTATAGCAGGATATTTTGATGATTATAACGGTAATACATATAATTCATTAATTAGATTAAATTCAGACGGAACAGTAGATGAAAGTTTTTATGTTGGAACTGGATTTAGTAACCCAATTTCGTCATCTTATAATCAAGTTAATTATCTATATCAATATTCAAACGGACAAATAGTTAGTTTTAATTGGGATTACTACTATAATGATACTCGATTAAATTATAATTTTTTAATTGAAGGAGATTCCATAACCCCAACACCAACACCAACACCATCTCCGACAGGTTCAATAGTAACAACACCTACACCTACTCCAACAAAAACAAGTTCACCAACACCATCAGTTACTCCAACCAATACACCTTCACCAACATTTATACCATACAGTGGAGTTGCGGTTAATCAACATTATGCATATACGATAGAAATGTTGGGTGATTTTAGTGGAGGAACTGCACCAGCAAATGCAATCGCTCCACATCCAATTATGATAGGTAACGATGGAATACCATACGCACAAATGAATGCAATACAAATCGGAGGATTTGGCGGATTAAATAATTAAAAAAAACAAATATGTCTAGTCTTAATTTAACATTTAATAGTATAGCAAATGCCAACATATTGGTTGGAGATGCATCAGTAGTTGGAGATTGGAATACCTTCTTTGATTTACCTACTTATGGAACACCATTTAGTGCAGTTACAATAAGTGGAAATACCGTTCAGTTGTTTGGTGGGTCAAATATTGTATTAAATTATAACAATTATGTTGGTGGTTTATTCAACAGTGTCACGTCTTTATTATCAATTTACGACTACGCTGGATCTATTACGGAATTAATTGACCAAATATTTGTAGGTAGTGGATTGCTCGAATGTTATTTTAACTCTGTAACAAATATTGAAGGTCCGAACGATGGAGGTGTGTTTAGTTCGGTAACAACAAAAATACACGCACCAAATTGTTCAAACATCGGATGGGGAGCGTTTCAATATTGTTCCGAATTATTTGATTTGGATTTAGATTTCAGTAATATTACATCCCTAACTGAAAATTATATATTTTATGAATGTTTATTATTACCTGATTCAGTTGTAAATCAATTTACTAGTTTAACATCTATCACTGGTCAATATTGTTTTCAATACTGCGAATCTTTAACTAATTTGAATTTACCTTCAGTTACAAATTTAGGTAGATATACATTTTCATATTGTACAGGATTGACAACTTGTGATTTATCATCTGTTTTAACCTTGAATAATTTTTGTTTTTATCTTTGTACATCTCTTACGTCAATAACCCTGCCAAATTTGAAAAGTGCTGGTGTCAGTTGTTTTTCAACTTGTACATCTTTAACGTCAATAAGTTTTTTATCATTGACAGGTTTAAGTCAAAGTTGTTTTGCGGTTTGTAATTCTTTGACTACAATAGATTTACCTTTATGTACAAATTTAGGTGGTACAGTTGCTAATAACAATGTTTTCTTGGGCATTACTGGAAATACAATAAATTTAACAATTCCTACCTCACTTATGACATGTAATGCTGGTAATCCTGACGGTGATATTCAATACCTACAAACAGCAAATACAGTCACAATAATTGAACCAACACCCATACCAAGTCCAACACAAACACCAACACCAACACTTACTCCTTCATCAACAACTTCAATAGTTACAACACCTACTCCAACTCCAACAAAAACAAGTTCACCAACACCATCAGTTACTCCAACCAATACACCTTCACCAACATTTATACCATATACTGGTGTTCCGGTAAATAATTTTTATGCATATACAATAGAAATTCTTGGAGATTTTAGTGGAGGAACTGCGCCGGCAAATGCAATTGCTCCTCACCCAATTATGATTGGAAATGATGGAATACCATACGCACAAATGAATGCAATACAAATCGGAGGATTCGGAGGATTAAATAATTAATAAACTCAAAAAAAATTAAAAATGTCAGAATTAGTGCAACAAAAAGAAAGAAATCAAGTTGACCCTCAACAAGTTTTAAACAGAAAAATTCAAAGAGCCGATGAAAATATTACAAAAATAACATCTCGGATTTCTGAAGCGACAGGAAGTGAAAAAGAAAGACTTGAATCTTTATTAGAATTACATATAAATTATAAAAACAGTTTAGTATAAAATGGCTATAATTAAAGAAGAAATTAAAGGGACAAAAATTTTCAATGAAATAAAATCTTCAAATATTAAAGGGTCTGTTTATGACACTGAATCGAAGACTTTATTAATTGAATTCAACAATGGGACTAAATATCAATATGATGGTGTTCCCCATCAAATATATACAAAATTTAGGATGGCTAAATCTCAAGGAGGTTTTTTTAGTAGTGATATTGCAAAAAACTACAAATACAAAAAACTTTAAGTTTGAGTATATTTATTAAGGATGAAGAATTTTAATAAAATCCTTGATAGTTTTTTAATTAAAGATACTCTCAACCCAAAGATATGGGAGAATCCATCTAATCCTGCCAAGGCAAGAATGAAATATGAGGTTAAATCGGCCTTATTAAGAATCGCTGATGAATTTATAGAATACTTGGGAGATGATGTTTTTGTTGATGACATCGTATTAACCGGATCTCTATCAAACTTCAATTGGTCGGAATATTCAGATTTTGACTTACACGTTCTTATAGATTTTTCACAATATGGAAAACAATCTGAATTATATAAAGAATTGTTTGACCTTAAAAAACAATTATTCAACGATAAACACAATATAAAAATATTTGGATATGATGTTGAATTGTATGCTCAGGATATTACAGAAGAGCATACAGCGTCAGGTGTTTATTCGGTGATGGATGGTGAATGGGTTGAAGTTCCAAATAAAATGGAAAAAGATGTTGATCGTGATTTACTCAAAACAAAAATAAAATCTTGGACAAAGAAAATAGATAACGTAATCGAACAATCTAAGAATGGTGAAGATGGAAAAAAATTAAAAGATATTAAAACTAAATTAAAGGAGTATAGAAAGTGTGGATTGGAAAAGGGAGGTGAATTGGCTTATGAAAATTTGGTTTTTAAATTCTTGAGAAGGTCGGGTCATATTGAAAAATTATTTAACACACAAAACAAACTTACAGATAAAGAATTATCGATTGAAAGAGAAAATAAGTTTTAATTATAACAATTAACAAAAAAGATATATTTATATATAAAAATATAAATGGCATTATATTCGGCGAATACGCATTACGACTACTCAATTGAAATATTGGGAGATTTTAGTGGAGGGACTGCACCGGCAGGACAAACCGCTCCTCACCCGATTGCGTATTCGGAAAAAAGAAATGCATCCGGTGATACAGTCATCGATTTGAGTGCAATAACACTGGGTGGATTCGATGGAATAAATAATTAAAATAAATAAAAAGTTTATAATAAAATGGGAAAGTTAAAACCAATAGGTAGTGAGAAATTGACAGGTGATGCTAAGATTAAAAGAATCATGGAAATTGCCAGATATAATGAAAACACTCCTTCATCATTAAATGAAACATCTAGAACAGAATATGGTTTAGATTTAGCCGACGGAAATAATTATCAAATAATTAAAGAAAGGCAAGGATACATTATAAAGAGAACCATATCTGAATCTCAAACTGAATATATTGAACCAATGAAGAATAGAAAATATTATTCTTCATATTCACAGGCGTTAAAAAGATTAAACTTACTTGCCGGTGAAATTAACAGATTAAATGAAAATGAAGAAGGTGTTTCTTTATTTGGAGAACAAAAGAAATTTGTTTTAAAAACACCAAAACCTGCGGCACCTGACGCTGGTGAAATTCCTGCGCCTCCTATGGCACCACCTCCAGTTCCACAACCTGAATTGCCACCATCTCCAGACGCGGGTATGCCTGCCGATTTAGGTGGTGAAGATATGGGTGGTGAAGATATGGGTGGTGAAGCAATGCCGGGTGGAGAAGAAATGGATATTGACATCGAAGGTGGAGAAGAAATACCTGTTGACCAAGAACCATCAGACAAAGAAGAAAGAGTTTCTTTCAGAACAATACAAAAGTTAACAGGAAAGTTAACTCAAAAGATTAGAGTGTTAGATAATGAGGAAGGAATGACTTCTGAAAATATCAAATATGTTATAAACATGGTTCTTTCTTCTTTGGATTTAAAATCTTTGTCTGAAGAAGATAAAGAAGATATCATATCTAAATTTGAGGAAGATTCTGAAGATTTGGAAGGTGATGACTTCGGAGGAGAAGATTTAACGGACGATTCTGAAGTTGAAGATATTCAATCAGATATGGATGTTGAAATTCCTGTTGACCAAGAGATGGGAGAAAATTATAACGGAGCAATAATTGATAGCATATTTGGTGAATCCAAAATTGACAAAGTTCTTTCAAAATATTTTGAGTATTCCAAGAAAGAAATCATGGAATCACAAGAAAATAAATTAAGAAGGAAAGAAAGTGCTAAAAGAAGAGCCAACAGTAAAATGAAGATAGTTTCAAATCTTTGTGAAACAAAAGAACAACAGTTGGCGTCACAAAGATTTTTGGAAGAAAATAGTTCATTTGTTTTTGTTGGAAAAACAAACAAGTCAAACTTGGTTTTCGAGAATAAAAACAGACAAATTAAAATAACACCTAATGGACGTGTTCTATGAGTTATTTGATTTATATAAACGGACTCGGTCCGAATTATAAAGGGGATAATATATATGAATTTATTTTTTCGGATACTTTGAAAGTTTGGGGTGAATATTGGGAAAGCAAACCTTGTAACCAATACCCACAACCACCAGAGTTAAAATATGTAAAGAAAGTAGGAGTTTTGAAAAATACCGATGTCGAATTGGAATTGATTCAAAACTCCGATTTTTTTTCTATGATGGACGCGATGGATGACGTTGTGGCTTTAGGATGGGAGACCAATGATTCTGATTTTAACAAAAGATTGGTGTTTAGGTTTGGAGAAGATGAAGAAAAAATAAAAGATAAATTATACGAACGAGACATTGTCTTGGAATTTGAAAAAAAATTAGTATATGAACAGTAAATTAAAAAAATCCATTCTGATAGGTAAAGGACTTTCAAAACAAACTTTATCAAAACTTAATGAATCCGAAATAGATGCAATTTACTCAACGATTGTTGAACAAGTAACACAAACTACTAAACAAGTTAAAACAACTAAAATACCATCATCAACTGCAAGGACCACAGGAGGTGTTGTGGATGGTATATCTATAAAGCAAGATGCTGCTGGAAATATAATTGCAACTCAAACTGAGCAAGAGTTGGATGAGGAGTTGGATGATGAGGATGCATTAGGTGCTTTATCGATGCAAACTGCGACTGGACAGGAATTACCTCACGATGCTTCAGATGAGGCTCCTGATGGTATGGACGATGATTCAGATTATGATAGAAAAATGGTTGGTATGGCAGAATCTAAAAAAACTAAGAAACCAAATCCATACGCAATTTGTACAAGCACATTAGGTAAAGAATTTGGTACAACTAAAAGAAGTGAGTGGACAAAATCTCAAATGAAAAAATATGAAAGGTGTAAGGCAGATATTGATGAATCTTTGAAGGAATCAAAAAAACCTGTATCTTTGTTGGAGAATGAAATTTTTAGAATCGTTGAAAAACATTTACCTCCAAAAATAACAAAGAAAGACCTTATGAATTATCTATCTGAGTCACCAGCAGTAGCACCCGCAAAACCTCAAACAAAACCAGACGTTAAACCAGGTATAAAACCTGGAACTAAACCAAGACCAAGTCATCCTGGTAAAAATCCATTTCCAGGAGAACATCCGGCACCAAAGGCAAGCAGACCTTCACCTGAACAGGCTAAGAAGGAAGTCATTAATGTAATACTCGATTTAATTAAAAGTAACTAAAAATGAAAAAAAGAAATTTCAGAGAACAAATAGAATATGGGTCTAGAAGGGAAAAAATGGATCCTAATTTGGTTTCAAAACTTGGTGACCCGGAAGGATTATATTCACAGAATCCTGCAATGAGAAAAGGAACTAAAGATGTTGAAAGACTAGTTAGTTCAAGATTTCAAAAAGTTGCGGATAAATTAAGTCAAGTTACGGGAATTGAGGATTTATCTTCACGACAGGTTCAAGGGATGATATATCAAGAAATGATGTCCAAATTACCCAAGATTATGTCGATAGAAGCAAGACATAAAGATGAACTTGAACAATTAGCAATTGAGGCATCATTGGATGAAACTGAAACTCCTGAAGGTTGGTATCAAATTGAGGCGAACTTAGGGATGCCAACAACTCAAGGATTTAGAATGGGTGGAGGTCAAGAGGAAGAAAGTGAAGAAGAATTAGATTTCGGGTCTGATTTTGATCTTGATGAATTCACAAAAGAAGAACAAGTAGAATTAGAAAAACATAAAAGAAATATAATAAACGCCTTAGTTCAGGGAGCTGCGAAAAAAGGGCATTATTTGTTTCAGAAGCCTTCAATTAAATCGGCATTAGATAGAATCGATCCATCTTTGTATAGAGATTATTTAGGAATCATGGTGATCAATGATTTCATGTATTTTACTATGGAACAAATGATTGAAATGATGAGTCAAACTGGTCAAGGTGTTGCAGGTAAATCAGAACTTGAAGATGCTGATCCGGAAGAACAAGAAGAAGGAATTGATACAAAAATCAAAGCAACAGGATTTATATTCCCCATTTTATGTCATGAGATAGTGAAAGGTTTAGAAGAAGCCAAAGCAAGACATGGATTACCTGAAGATCCTGAAACAAGAAGAAAGGTATTACAAAAAACTGATACATTGGCGAATGAACCAATGCAATTGAGAATAGGACCTGAAATTGTTGAAAAATTAAGAAATGCTTTACCCGATGAAGTTTTTGATGCTGACAATAAAGGACTTTTAAATTGGTTCCATATTTGTTTATATAAGAAGCCTGCTGAAGAATTTTTACAAATCATAGGTGATATTATATCTTCAGATGGGTCAAAGGTTCAAAGAGGTAGAGATGCCTTCAAAGAAATTTTAAATGAGGCTTACGAGTTAAAGGATGAGTTTGAAAACTACAAGGAAGAAGAAGGTATTGAAGGAGATGAGGATGATGAAGATGATATTAATGACTTTCTCAGGGATTTAGGGATAGAACCCATAAGTGACAATTAAGATGTGTGAATTCAAAAGAACAATTAATAATAGAAGTTACGAAGTGCATGAAGAATACTCCTTATGCACTTCGAACTTATTTACAGACATTTGATAATACAGTATCAAAATACGTCCCTTTAGATTTATTCCCAGACCAAGTTACACTTGTAGAGGATTATGAAAACTACAATGAAAATATTGCATTAAAATATAGACAAGCGGGAGTTTCAACAGTTACCGCAGCATGGGCATCAAAACGTTTAGTTTTTGCAAAAAAAACAAAGCCCGAAAAAATACTTATCATTGCAAACAAGTTAGACACCGCAGTAGAAATGGCGAATAAAGTTCGTTCATTTACTGAACAATGGCCTTCTTGGGTTGGTGTAGGGTTTTCACAAGAAAAAAATTCTCAAAGACATTTCAGGTTAACAAATGATTGTGAAGTAAAAGCAGTTGCAACATCAAAAGATGCACTTCGAGGTTATACCCCAACCATATTGATATTTGACGAAGCCGCATACATCGAGGCTGATGGTGATTTCTGGGCGGCTTGTATGGCCTCACTATCTACGGGTGGTAAAGTAATCGTTGTTTCCACCCCAAACGGATATGACCCAATTTATTATGAAATATATGACCAAGCGTTAAGAAATTATAATAATTTCAAAGTAACAGAAATGTTTTGGTATAGAGACCCAAGATATACCAAAGATTTATATATGGTCAAAACAAATGATTTGGTTCATTTTTTACTAAATAGAGAACAATATACGGATAAAGATATAGTTGATTTATCGATGGAAAATCCGTATGAGAGAGATTTAGAAAATGTTAAAAATTTAATAGAACAAGGATATAAACCATGTTCCTCTTGGTTTGAGGGTATGGTTAAAAAACTAAAGTTTGATAGACGTAAAGTTGCACAGGAATTGGAGTGTAATTTTTTGGGTTCAGGTGACAACGTATTCGATTCTGAACTAATGCAAAATATTGCTAAAAACCAACTGAGAGAACCACAAGGAAAAATGATGGGAGGTTCTCTTTGGATTTTCAAAGAACCTGAAAATGGTCATAAGTATGTTATGGGAGTTGACGTATCTCGTGGAGACTCTGAAGATTTTTCATCCATAGAAATTATAGACTTTGATGAAAGAGAACAAGTTTTTGAATATGTTGGTAAGGTTCCACCCGACGTTCTAGCTGAGATTGCCTATAAGTGGGGCATGTTGTATAACGCTTATTGTGTGATTGATTTAACTGGTGGTATGGGAGTTTCAACTGCAAGGAAAATGCAAGAAATGTCATATCCATGTGGATTCTATGTTGATGGTGTTGACACATCCAACAAGTGGAAATTTGACCCAAAAATGAATGAAAAAATTCCAGGAATAAATTTTAACAGCAAACGGGTTCAAATAATTTCGGCATTTGAAGAAGCGGTTAGACACGGGTTTAAAGTATATTCAAGTAGGTTGTATAATGAGATGAACACCTTTGTATATATCAACGGTAGACCAGATCACCAAAAGGGGCATCACGATGATTGTATTATGGGAATTTCGATGGCGTTGTATGTTGCCGAAAAATCTTTCCAATCTTTAGAGAAGGTAGTAAACCAAACAAAGTCGATGTTGAATTCTTGGACATCGGTCATGAATGAAAACAAAAATACCTCTGAATATTTCAACCCAATGATTCCTCAAATGGGTCGTCAGAATCCGATAAATCAAGGACCTACCAAAAAAGATTATCAACAATACGGATGGTTATTTGGTGTTAGGTAACTATTTATATTATTGAATAAATAGGTAAATTTCAGCATGGCAGATAAAAATTTAACGGTTTGGCAAAGATTAACCAAAACCTTTGGCCCTAATTCTCTTCTTGACCAAGATTATCCTACTTTCACATTTGATAAAAAAGAACTGTTAAGGACAGATAACAAACAGGATTACGAAAGAGAAAAATTACAGGCCCAACAAACATATTTTTTAGCATCACAATGGGCTAAAGTAGAAAATAATTTATATTCCCAAGCAATTTATTATGAGCCGTCGAGATTATCGGCGCAATATGACTATGAATCGATGGAATATACTCCGGAAATATCGGCAGCATTGGACATTTATGCCGAGGAATCGACAACAACAAATGAGGACGGATTCATATTACAGATTTATTCAGAGTCAAAGAGAATAAAATCAGTATTGGCGGATTTATTTAATAATGCTCTGGATATAAACACAAACCTACCAATGTGGACAAGAAACACATGTAAGTTTGGTGACAACTTTGTCTATCTAAAATTGGACCCTGAAAAAGGAATTGTCGGATGTCAACAATTACCGACAATTGAAATTGAACGTCATGAGGTTGGAGTTGCCAATAGGATATCTGTAGATATCACTAAAGAATTAGACCAAGATAAAAAAGGACTTCATTTTACTTGGAAAAACAAGAATATGGAATTCCAATCTTGGGAAATAGCACATTTCCGATTATTGGGTGATGATAGAAAATTACCATACGGAACATCAATGCTTGAAAAAGCAAGAAGAATTTGGAAACAACTTCTGTTATCTGAAGATGCGATGTTAATATATAGAACTTCAAGAGCACCTGAAAGAAGAATTTTCAAAGTATTTGTTGGTAATATGAATGATGATGATGTTGAGGCATATGTACAACGTGTTGCCAACAAGTTCAAAAGAGAACAAATTGTTGATAGTAAAACAGGTAATGTTGATATGAGGTTTAACCAAATGGCGGTTGACCAAGATTTCTTTATTCCTGTTAGGGATCCAGCCGCTCCATCACCAATTGACACTTTACCAGGGGCACAAAATCTTTCTGAAATCGCAGATATTGAATACATTCAGAAAAAAATGTTGACCGCTCTCCGAGTTCCTAAAGCGTTTTTAGGGTTTGAAGAAGTTGTCGGAGATGGAAAAAATCTCGCACTTCAAGATATACGATTTGCAAGAACGATAAATCGTATCCAAAAAAGTATGATTGCGGAATTAAATAAAATTGCAATCATTCATTTGTTCTTATTAGGATTTGAGGACGAACTTTCTAATTTCACATTAGGCCTTACAAATCCTTCTACACAAGCGGACTTACTAAAAGTTGATATTTGGAAAGAAAAAGTTTTACTTTATAAAGATTTAGTTTCAGATCCAGGTAATGGTATTCAGGCGACTTCATCTACTTGGGCTAAAAAGCACATTTTCGGATGGTCTGACGAAGAAGTTAAACTTGATTTACAACAACAAAGAATTGAAAGAGCCGTTGGTGAAGAATTGAAGGCAACTGCCACAGTTATAACCAAAACAGGTATATTCGATAATTTGGATAAATTATATGGTTCCACATCTGGCTCTACAGCACCGGCCGGAGGGGCAGAAGCACCACCTGAAGAGGGTGGTTTTGGAGGATTAGAGTTAGGAGGTGGTGCACCTCCACCGCCACCACCTGCACCTGGAGGAGAAGAGGCACCACCACCCCCACCGGGAGAAGGTGGTTTAACTCCCGAATCGAAAAATATGAGTTTAAATATATTACTAGAAAGTGATATAATTAAAGGAAATACGAATCTTGATTTAGGTATAGGACAAAAATCTTTAGGAGAAATTACCAAACAACTGAACAAGTTGTTAAATTCATAATATTTATAAAAAAAATGTGAGCATGACCTTTGGACAAATTAAAACCAGTATAGAAAATAATCTTTTGGAATCATATAAGAATGACTCTGATTTCAAAAAAATTTTAAGGGAATTCAAATCGAATATCTTGAATGATAAAACTATGTCAAAATTATATTCGTTGTATGACCAACTAAGCACTCCTCAAAATTTAACAGAACAAGAGGCTAAAGATTTTTTAAATGAAGGTATTAATTTGATTCAATCAATCATACCTAAAATTAGAGAAACAAGGTCACTCAACGAGGATTTGGACAATAATTACAAAGATATTGATACTTTGGTTTACCCGAACAATATTAATATTGCTGAAAGAGTATCAAGTAGAAAAAATATTATATCTGTTTTAACAACTAAAAAAGAACAAGTTCAAGAATCTATCAACATTCCTTTGACTTCAATGGTTAAAGTTGCCAATCAGACATTGAATAGTTATTTGGAAACTTTGGATGAATCTTCCAAGAAAGAATTAATAAAAGTTATATCTGAAGATTCTGAAAAATTAAAGGTTAAGTTTGATGTTTTGAAAGAAATGACCCTTGAAAAGTTAACCAAAATCAAAGAACAGGATATTGATACAGATACCAAAAACAAAGTTTTGGAGACTATTAATAAAATAGAACTCGAAGAATTCAATCAATTAAATTATATTAAGTTGAAAAACTTAGAAAAATCAATTTGATTGTTTCTTTTTTTGTGTGTAAATTGCTTTGAGTATTTGATTCCTTCTCTTGACGGATTTTTTCACATACTCTTTTTTTTCAACTAACTTTTGAGTTTGTTTAGTTTTAATAACTTTGGATTTCAGAGTCTTTAATGCTCTATCCAAATTTTCCCCATTTTTTACTTCTACTATTATCATATAATACAAATATATCGAAATTGATTAAAATTTTGACTTATGTGATTTTTTTTATTAATTTTATTTAAAAATAAACAATTTTTCAATGAAAGTTAATGAAGAAGGGGAAAAGTGTAAAGTTGAACTTATATAGTTCAATTAAATCAACGTATGGGACAGTTGATTCAAAAGATTTAAAATCAATCTTTATAAATATACAATCATGGGTCACACCAAAAACAGAACAAGAAAATTGGAAAAGGATTGTTAGTTGTTTGTGTAGAGATATAAAGTGCTGTGTTAATGAATCAATAAATCAAGAAATTTTCAAGGAACAAACAATTGTTGATTTAGATTTAAGAACGAGTGGAATTTGTTTAGGAAAAAAATCTTTTTTTAATTTAGAAATCAACCTCTATTTGGAAAACAAAGTCGATTTTAAAAATCACGAGGTAAAAGAAACCATAAAAAAAATTATCAAAAACATTTATAAATCCCACATTATCTCCAACAAACATTTTGAATTTTCACCATCAAAAAAGGAGTTAGATAATAATCTTTCAATTTAATATATATTTATTTGAAAAGATTAAATGAAAAAGTTAAGAATATTAGAAGCAAACGAAGTCGGTCACGGTATCCTTATAGAAGAGGATGCAGGTTGGATTTCTCCTAATGATGAAATGAATTCAGTTTTTATAAAAGAATCTAAAAATTTAGATTATAGAAATCCATTTGAGTTTTATGCCGTATTACAAAAATACAACACACCAAACCGTAATGGTAGATTCTATCCTGAAAGGATATTAAAAAGAGAAGCCGAGAATTATAAAAAGATAATCTCTAAAGGTCTCGCAACCTCTGAATTAAATCACCCTGAATCATCCTTAATTGACCTAGATAGAGTATCTCACATCATTACCGATATATGGTGGGATAAAAATATTTTAATGGGAAAGTTAAAATTATTAACTTCACCAGGTTTTCATGAAAGAGGTATCGTTTCAACCAAAGGTGACCAAGCAGCCAATTTATTACGTCAAGGTGTTACATTGGGTATCTCGTCAAGAGGTGTTGGTTCTCTGAAAAAAGTAGGTGAAAGAAATGAAGTTCAGGATGATTTTGAACTTATCTGTTTTGACTTAGTATCATCTCCATCAACACCAGGCGCTTACCTATTTAATGATGTTAATGAAAGAGATAAATACGAAGAAAATCTAGAGGAAGAAAAAAAGGTTAAACAACAATTTGAATATACTGAAAACAAATCGCTTGATTTAATGAAAAAATTAAACGATTTTTTAGGAAAATAATTTTAAAATGGATATGGACGAAAAGTATTTTGTTGCAAAAGTAACTTATGACCTTCCTGATGATAATACAGGAAAAATCAAAAAAATTAGAGAAGAAAAACTTGTGCGGGGATTTTCAGTTACTGATGTCGAAGCCAAAGTAACTTCAAGGTACAAAGATTTTGTGCATGATTGGAGAATAACTTCGGTGTCGGAAAGTAAAATTGATGAGGTTTTCGAAAAGTAATTTTATAAAAAGTGGTCAAATTTGACCACTTTTTTTGTTTATAGTAATATTTATTTGTAAACAAACTATTATCCGTATTATATTATACGGATTTTTTTGTTTTTTCTTGATATTTATAAATTAAATAAAACAAAAGTTAATGCAAGAAAAAAACAATTTAGTTGAAGAGGCACTTATTCAAATGAGAAATGTTGAACAAGCAATTGCCGAAAATGCAAAAGGAATACTTCAATCTACAATGAAAGAAGAAATCTCACAACTAGTAAAAGAATCCTTGTCTGAACAAGACGACGAAGAAATGGATTTTGATTCTGAAACCGATATGGACGATTCAGACCAATCAGATTCTGAAGATTTTGATTCTATGGAATTTGATATGGAAGATGAAGAACCTATCGACTTAACCGATGCATCTGACGAAGAAATTCTGAAAGTTTTCAAATCTATGGGAGACGAAGACGGAATAATCGTTAAAAAGGATGGTGAAGACATTCATTTAAAAGATCAAGATGATGAATATATTATCAAACTTGATGAGTCTTACGTAGATGATGATGACAATGAAGAATTGGATGAGGATGCAAAAGTTGATAAAATAATCGACGATATTTTTTCCGAAAAATATTCTCACATGGACGAAGAAATGGATGAAGAAATGGATGAAGTTGTTTATGAAATTGAATTCGATGACGAAGAAGAAGATTTCGAGTTTGATGATGAAGACGACGACGACGACGAGGAAGAAGACTTCGATTTCGACTTCAATGATGAAGATGAAGACGAGGAAGAAGATTTCGAATTCGATGATGAAGATGAAGACGAGGAAGAAGAGTACGAAGGTTATGTTGAAGAGTCATATAATCCAAAAAAAGCGAAAAAAGGAGAACATAAAGAATCAAAGACAACTATCAAACCAAAAGGTTTGGGAATTGGAAAACCAAAGTTCTCTTATAAAAAGACAAGTGGAGGATTCAACGAAGACAAACCCGAAGCGTTTAAAGGTAAAACTAAAGCGATGGGTGTAGGAAATCCAAAGAAAGATGTTTTCCCTAAAGGTGAAAACACTGATGGTAAAGGTAAAGTTGTGAAAAAATCAGAGACTAAAGAAGCCGCAAGAACATTAGGAATGGGTAAAGATTTCAGAGAAGGAGGTCTTCCTAAACCAAGAAGTCATTCCAAATTTAACGCTAATATTAAGGAATCTTTAGAAACTGAAGTTAACGTTCTTAGAGAAAAAAATGAGGAATATAGAAAAGCTCTGAATGTGTTCAGAGAGAAACTCAATGAAGTTGCTGTATTCAATTCTAACTTGGCATACGCTACTCGAATTTTTACAGAACATTCAACGACAAAAAAAGAAAAATTGAATATTCTTAGAAGATTTGACAACGTTGAAACATTAAAGGAAAGTAAAAACCTTTATAGGTCAATTAAAGATGAATTGAATAAAACAGAACCTAAATCAATCACAGAATCTGTTGAGACTAAAATTAATAAAAGCGTAAGTACTGGGTCATCAACAAATTTGATTGAATCTAAAACTTATGAAAATCCTCAATTTTTAAGAATGAAGGATTTAATGAGTAAAATTTCCTAAAAATAAACTAATAAATTTTAAATTAAAAAAATGGGAGCATTATTAGAATCAGGTCTCGTTGGTAATATAGGATTAAAACACCTTAAAGTTATCAAAGAAGACACAATTAACAAGTGGGACAAATTAGGTTTCCTTGAAGGTCTTAAAGGCCATATGAGAGAAAATGTTGCGCAGTTGTATGAAAACCAAGCATCATATTTGATAAACGAAGCAGCATCAACTTCTGATACAGGTTCTTTCGAAACTGTTGTATTTCCAATTGTTAGAAGAGTATTCTCAAAACTTTTGGCAAATGACATCGTTTCAGTTCAAGCTATGAACTTACCTATCGGTAAATTATTCTACTTTGTACCTAATATTCAGAATTATACTGACGCAAGTACAGCATCAAATGGTATTCATTACCCACCTTATGGTGCACCTGGTGGACCATCTAGTCCAAATGATGGTTATAATTATAATCAAGGTAGAGACCTTTATGATAGATTCTATGAAGGTAATGAACCAGCATTAGACCCTCCAGGTCTTTTCGATTACTCAAAAGGTGAGTTTTCTGCAATCACAGGTACTGCGGTAACTGCGGTTTGGGATAATACTACTTTGAATTTAGTAACATCAGGATATACCGCCGGTGATGGACCTGATGGAGGTTCGTATAGAAAAGTTTTGATTATTATGTCAGGTTTTGGATCTGATGGTGCAGGTAAATTAATTGGTCCTGATGGTAATCCAATGGATACTGAATCATTCTTATCAGATTTGACAATCTATGGTAATACCGACAACTTAAATGTTGCAAGTTTGGGAAGCGGTCCATTCTTATTCAGAGTTGTAACTCAAAGATATGGTAAGGGTATTGTTCAATATGGTAGTGTAAATGACACTTCAGTATTCCCTAATGATAGAACTGATGGAGGTCAGTGGGATAATATTTGTACAGCAAATGGTCAAATCTACTTAGAAGTTGACCTTTCAACACCCACATGTATTAGCTGTGGTGGTTCAATCGATGGTTATACAGGTGTAACGTTCTCATCAAATACTGATAATAACAATGCGTTTATCCCTGTTTACAGATTATACAAAAACTTGGAATTTGAAGACAGAATTGGTGAAGTTTCTTTTGACCTTATGTCTGTTACAGTTTCAGTTACTGAAAGAAAGTTAAGAGCTCAATGGTCACCTGAAATGGCACAAGACGTTGCGGCTTTCCACAATATCGACGCAGAGGCAGAACTTACAGCTTTATTGTCTGAACAAGTTGCGGCTGAAATCGATAGAGAGATTTTGAGAGACCTTAGAAAAGGAGCGGCTTGGAATCTTAGATGGGATTACAATGGTTGGAAGAGATTAGGTTCAAATGCAGTTCCTTACACTCAAAAAGACTGGAACCAAACGTTGATTACTGCAATCAACCAAATTTCAGCTCAGATTCACAAATCTACTTTGAGAGGAGGTGCTAACTGGATCGTTGTTTCTTCAGAAATTAGTGCAATTTTTGATGATTTGGAATACTTCCACGTATCAAATGCTGCTCCTGAACAAGACCAGTACAATATGGGTATTGAAAGAGTAGGTACTTTGGCAGGTAGATATCAAGTATATAGAGACCCTTATTTCCCACCTAACCAAGTGTTGTTGGGTCACAAAGGAACATCATTACTTGACACAGGTTATATTTACGCACCATACGTTCCATTACAACTTACACCTACAATGTATAACCCATTCAACTTTACACCAATCAAAGGTATCATGACAAGATACGCGAAAAAAATGGTAAACAACCGCTTTTATGGCCGCATTACCGTTGATGGTGTTAGAACATTTGATTTAAGAGAATTGAGATAATCAATTTCTTTTTAAATAAACTAAAAGGGACAAGAAATTGTCCCTTTTTTTTATTTATTTAAGTAATAATAGTTTTTTTGGTTAAAAGGTTTATATTTATAAATATGAAAAAATATATTCCATCACAAGAAGAAATTGAGATTATTCTTAAAATGTATAATGAAGATTTACTTGGGTGTCAGTTAATTTCAGAAAAAATAGGTCTAAATAAACAACAGGTATTAAGAATTCTTAAAGAAAATGGTGTTATTTTAGGTCCTTCAGGTAGAAGGTTTACTGGAGGTAAAAAAGTTGCGGATAAAAAATATCGTGAAAAAAATAAAGAAAAATTAAGTAATAATCATAAAAAATGGTATATAGAAAATAAAGAAAAATGGAACCAATACATTACTGAATACCGAGAAAAAAATATTGACAAAATCAGAGAGGGAAAAAGAAATTATGAGAAAACACGAAAAAATAATGACCCACTTTATAAACTAATAAATAATTTCAGAACTGCGATATATCAAGTATTAAAAGAAAACAATGTTCAAAAAAACGGTCATTATTTTGAGATTCTTAAATACTCACCAAACGATTTAATTGACCATTTAGAAAGACAATTTACTGATGGTATGACATGGGAAAATTATGGGAAATGGCATGTTGACCATATTCAACCAATTTCATCGTTCAATATTAAAGAAATTGGTGATGAAGAATTTATAAAATGTTGGTCTCTAAAAAATTTACAACCATTGTGGGGTGAGGACAATATTCGTAAATCTAATAAGATTATAAATTAATTCTATTATTATATTGGAAAAATGGGTAGGACGTTGTATCTGAATCGTTCCTTCCTACCCCGCCCTATTTAGTGTAATTAATTTATTTGTATCTAAATCGTTTCCATCAATTACATTTAAATCGTAAAAGTTATGACTATTATATTTTAATAAATATTTATAAAAAAAATAGATATGATAAAACAAACTTGGAATATAAGTAGTTCAGAGAAAGAAAGAATTTTGAGACTTCACGAGTCTGCAACCCAAAATCAATATTTAATAAAAGAGCAAGAAACAGAGCAACCTGAAACAGATATACAAGGTAAAGTAAAAATAGTTGAAGATGAATTTACATTCAACTTTAATTTTAAATCAGGACATTGGAGTGTTAAAGCTGAAAGCTCATCTGAAGATGGAACTACAATTGTTGATCAAGTTGCCGGTGTTATTACTAACCTGAAGAATTTCCTTAGTCAATATCTTTATCCTCAAATTACAAAGATAGATATTGTTTCTGGTGAGTCGGCGGTTACAAATTATGATAGAGAAATTGAAGGTAAGAACGTTGAATTACCTAAAGGTGAATTGGCAAAAAGAAGAAATGACACACTTAAAAAATTGTTTCAAACTTATTTGAATGATTTAATTAATGCTGGTTTAATTCAGAAATTACCTGAATTTACTGAAGAAGTGGTTCAGGGGACTGAAACTGAAAAGGGTGAGGCGGCCAATTTGGAACAATTCGTTAAAGTTACGATTTCAGTTAGAGGGGTTAAGAAACAAGTGGGTTGTAAATTAGGTGTCGATATAGTTGTTCAATATGATAAAGTTCCAGATACTGACCCAAAATTTCACAGATGTAATGATGCGATATTCCAACTTACTTTGAATAATATTCCTGTTGGAGAGGAGGGTGATCCTGATAGTAGATTTAACTTAAATAATTTCCCACATGGTCAATCGGTTAAGAAAAATCTATTAATAAGTCCTACGTTAGCGCAAAGAATCATCGGGACAATGAAAAATCCTGAAGATGAGAATGAACCTATTATTATGAGATTAATATGTAAAACTTTGGGAACATGTCATGATTCACCTATGTTGATGACAATATTTGATAAACAAGGTAATGTCGTTGGAGGTCCATCTTATTTTGGAGCATCGGATAAGGGAGAAGATAGAATGAAAGCAAATGAATATAGAGAAATCGGTAGCATCAACAAATGTGGTAAAATATTAACGGTTGAAGATTGGTTTTCCGATACCAAAAAAGAAATAGAAGCCGCTCAGACTACTGAACCTAAATAAATCAATTTGATTTATTGTTTTGTTCTTTAATTCTTTTCGTTGTCTCCTCAACAGTTTTATCCCATTTTTGATTAAACTCAATTAAGGACATGACTTTTCCGTTATGTAAGGTAATATATTCAATGGTATCTTGTCGTTTATGAAAACCGAAAGTATGTTTTTTTCCAATGACCGCACCATCTAAAATTATTACTCGTTGTGTTCCACAAGAACAAATAACAAAAATAGATAAAAATAGGATTAATTTTTTCATCGGTGAATTTTTTGGTAATTTAAACATTTAAGATGAAATAAGAGATTCTGGAACGATATTTTTTTAAAAGTGTGTCAGAATTAACAATTCTAATTAAAATCCACCAGTCTCTTTAAAATTGGTCTAAATCATTATTATTCAGTATTCTGACAGACTTTGATATAAGTTCAGACTCTAAAAGATTAAAAATACCTGATTTATAGGCGTATTGTAACGATTGTGTTATAATATGCTTTGTTTGTTTTTCATCTAAATTATCTATTAGACTTGTTAAATCTTCAGTAGAATAAAATGGGATACTTCCAAATAATACTCCGACAGGTTGTTTTTGCTCCATAATAATATTTATTTATAAAGAAATATATGAATAAAAAACCAATAAAAGAAGCAACAGGTTCTGGAAGTTCAGGAAAATTTAAAACACCTATTGTGTTGGCACCTGAAGTTTGGGGGAAAAAAGAATTGGCCCCGTTTATTGAACCGGTTTATTCATATACAAATGCGGAACTTGCGTATGAAGAAGCTGATGGAGATTTTAAGGAAAGTCCACAAAAACGAGCTGAAATCGAAAGAAAAACAAAACGTATTTCTGCTAAAGATGAATATTTAAAACAATTTTATACAGGACAAACAGATGAGGATGGAAATCCTATTAATCAAACTATGAGTGGTTTACCTATGAAAGAAGAATTATTAAGAGAAGATTTGGCCGTTTGGTTTGGAACCAAGAAAAAACCTAAAGGTAGTAAACAACCAAAAGGACCTTGGGTTAATATTTGCAGAAAAGATAAAGATGGTAAACATCCTCCTTGTGGGAGACCTGAAGCAGATACTAAAAGTTATCCTAAATGTAGAGCGGCAGGTGTTGCGGGTAAAATGACTGACGCACAGAAAAAAGCAGCATGTGCTCAGAAAAGAAGAGAAGAAAAGAAAAATCCAAAAGTAGGAAAAGGTAACAAACCTACTATGGTATCATATAAACCAAAAGGGTCAAAGAACGAATCCTTAACCCTTTTAATTAAAAATATTTTAAGAGAAAATATTAAAGGTCAGCAATAAGGTGCTGAACATTTTTTCTTTCCATCAGTTCCTGGCATTTTTCCTTTGCATACCTGCACTCCGTATCCATTTGAATATGCACTTGGGTGAACTTTAAATTTCGCCTTAGCGGCAGCCAAACCCCTAGCACATAACTTAGTCCCCGCCTTTTTTCTACCTTCACTTAAATCTTCATAGTCTGTATATTCAGATTCTTTGTTTTTTTCGTTCATAATAAAATCAAAAACTTGGTCCATATTAACTTTGGCTTCGGCGATATGATCATCGGCCCAGTCGTGACCATTAGTTAAGATTTCATCAATCATATCTCGGTCCATTTCGAGTAACATTTCACATTGTCTTTTTATTTGTTCCAAGTTACTGAAAAACATATAATTTGCTTGTTCTTGTTCTGACAATACTTTTTTAACTAGTCTATTTATGTCAGATTCTTTTAATTTGATTGTTCTCATTTTTTATTTACGATTTGAAAGGTTAATTCTCTTTTATAAGTATCTTTTTCTCCGGAAGTATTCACTTGAATATCAACATAATATTGATTTGGGATTTTATCTCTCATATCAAAAATAAAATAGTATTCATTTGGGGTTCTATTTATTGGTGTCCAATCTTGGACTTGAACTTCGGTGGTTCCTTCTTTAACATATACTCTATAAAATGCTGATATATTTTGTAGGAGTTGTTGTCCTGTGTAGGCTTTTTTGATTGTCACTCCGACTTTTCGTATATCGCTATTCAGTATTTTTTCATTTTGTAGGATTCCATAAAAATCAAATCCAAACTTTTGTGGTTCTTTGGATAAAGAACCGATTTGGATTCCGGCATTATATTGTTGTAGAGTAAATTGATTGGTTACATTTGGGATGGCCTCTCCGTTAATTTCTAAATTTGACCAAGTGTCGTAAAACATACAAGGGGTTGGGTAAGCGGTAAATCCATTTGGAACAATAACTTCATAAACTCCTTTGGTTATTAAACAAGTTGGTAGGTTGTTCATTCCTGCAACAATGGTTCCGTTTCTATCTTCTATGGTAACTGTGGGTAAATTATCTAAATTAACCAAGTCACCGTTTTGATAAACATATAAAAATAGTCTGTTTGTTTGATTCTTTAAGAATAGATTTCTATCATCTTGGATTAGGTCATTGTAATTAGTCAATAAGTAAGGTTGATAGAATGTTTGTGTGCTTTTTGAGAAGAATGCAACGCTGTAACTATCGGTAAGTCCTGTGATGTTCTCAACATCAGGAACATATGCAATTCCCCAACCTGTAACACCTGTTATTGTTCCGTTTAATATTCCATTGATTTCATCGGTCATATCCATATCGATGTCCTCATTTCCTAGTTCAAAGTGTTGCCTTGTAACTATTGTGAGGCCAGAATAATTAACTGAACCTTCATTTTTGTTGTTGTATATTCCGGGTTGTGACCAACTTGATGTTGTGGTTGTTTGATACCAGTTTGATGGTCGTGTTGAAAATGCTCTTTCATCAACGTATGTTAATGGTGATTGACCCCCTTGAGCACTGTTTTTGGATAAGTTAAAATCATTATAATCATAACCTACACCTTCGTCCCATAATTGTGGATCACCTGTGTCTCCTGAGGTTTTTGGGATTCTGAATAGGATTAAATCAAATGAGGTTGCACGTCTCCTTGAATTGGTCATGAACGTATTTAAAAGTTCATTATCAAAAGAGGATGTGTTTGTCATCTTTAAGGTATGGGTCATACCTGTTGTGCATCCTGTTGAAATAACACCTGAACTTATGTTTTCACGCAATAAGTCCAAACCCAAATCGAAGATATATCTTGTGTAACCATAGTTTGGGACAATGAAATCCGATGCACCAAAATTCAATTCAATAACAGGATTCCTTGCAGTGTTGACATAGGAATTTGACGTTATTGTATTGTTCTTATTAATATAGGAACGTAAAATTGACATCTATTGTTTTTATAATAAATATCAATTAAGTCGGATATTGGTATTTAAGATTGTATTTGAAGCCCCTTGTAGTTTTGTAAGTATCTCTGAGGCCTGTGTTCCATCGATTGTTGTTGGAACTGGTGAAACACCAGGATATGGGTGACAATGTGTGACCAAGAACCTAACAATCAATGTTAATAACTCCATTAATTCTTCACCCCTAACTAAAGAAGATGTTTTTGGTAAAATTTCATCATTAAATTGTTCTTGTGAAATACCGTAGATTGTATTACTGAAATTTATTTTTCCTTTGCCAGGTATTGAACTTCTATGCGACAATAAGAACAACTTATCTGACCCTAATGCAGATACTGTTGTTTTTTTATACAACGTGTTTGTTTTAGGAATTTCTCGGGTTACGATATCCGCAGGTGTCCCAACCTTATCTTGGGTGTATATTAAACCACTTCCACCCTTTAAGGCGGGGTATAATTTTATTGACGCGAATATCTCAGATAGATTTTTCTGTTCTATACCTGACGTATTCATTGCATCGTAAGTGATTTTTGCTGGACGATAATACATTGGAAATTTATCATTTGAATTGGAAAACAACGGTTTGCCATCAAATGATGTGTTTTTACTATTACACCTTTTAATGAAAGCGTTAATGTAATTTATCGCATCTTTTTTACTTAAAGCAGTAAAATCATCCTTAAATGATAATATTTTTAAATTTTCAGGAACCACACTATTAACCGACATATTATCAGAATTTACTGATATATCAGGTTTTAATTGATATAGGAAAATAGACCCTGTAAATTTATCTAATGTGTTTTCTGGGTTCAATATTACATATTCAATCAGATAATTAACCAACAATGTTTTTGGAACCAACTCCGTTATTTTGGAAGGTGCCGTAGATACCTTTTCTTGGTTAAATGCAGATATTTGAAGAAATCCTCGTTTATTATCAGCAACAGGTAAAACATTTGGTTCCAAAGTTGCACCAACAAACTTACCTGAACGAATTAAAATTTCATCTTGTTTGACTATAACATCCGAACTACCACGACCTAATAAAGAGTTATCACCAGGTTCAGGAAATACTCCCTTGTGAACTTCAAAGTTTGGATATGTTCCATCTTGATTTTTTAGTGGGAGTGGATTTGAAATTTGAATTCCCGTCCCCATAAATTTATTCCCACCTTGGTAGTATTGAAACCCTGATGCGGTTGGAGAATAAAACGTGCTTTGTATATAATATTGATTAATGAATTTTGTTCCAGGATTGGCATACATCGCCAATACCATCTCATCAACCTTTGGTGTGGAATATAGATAATATGGAATCAATGGGTTGAAGATAAATGGGTCCCTACTTGTCCAAATATCTTTTTCCTCATTCCAAGGTGGGTCAGAAATACTTTTTAGAATGTCATCGTAGTTATCTATTAAACGTCTAGCCCTGATTCTACCCAACATTAAAGGGTCATCATTATTTAAAACTTGACATTGAAACAGCAACTGACTTTCCATTATTTTCTATTTTGAAATTCCTTCAAAGTATTATTATACATCAACTCAATATTATCAAGATAATAAGTTGAATTTATTATCTTTTGTTTTGTTGATTCAAACTCTTCAGATAATAAATCCATAATTTTAACCAAATCTGAATTTGGTAATTCCTGAAGATTTTTTTGTTTTTCTATTATGTCCAAATATTCTTCTTCTTTCATATTAAAACGATTTTCCTGTTCCAGTAACACCTGCATCTGTTATTATTTCAACTTTACCATTTTCGTCTCTTTCTTTGTCCGAACCCATGTTCACCGCCAGACCAAATAGCGCCATAAAATTCGGTGAACCATCAGGTAACACTCCAGTTGGAATTCCGTATGATTGTAAAACTTGAATCATATTAATTGTTGACCTTTCGGGTGACGTTCCTGGTAAAAGTCTTGTCAAAGGTAATAATGGAGGTGGTATTTCTGGTTTTGGAAAATTAAATTTACCATTAATTAATCCTAATATTGTTAAAATATTATCTATGAGTGATTTACATTTTCGATAATCATCAATTAATTGTCCCACTGCAAGTGCTAGTTCAACATATCTCAAAATTATTCGATACATTTTTTGAACTTTGGCACTTTTTATATCAGAAATAACAACACCTATTAATTTAATAATGTCTCTTTTTAATATTTGAAATAATTCTTTTAAATATAAAGCACCTATTTCCGAAACTGTATTAACAGTGAACGTTCTAAATTTTTTCAAAAAATCAACACCATTTGTTACTACATTCGATGTTTGATTTGATAAGGTATTGGCAGAACTGGCGAATGTGTTAAAATCCGTAATTGCTTGATTATATGTTGAGTCCCTTTCATTTTGAACTACCGCCAATAGAGTAAATATTGGTAATAAAACTTTTGGTGTTAAAACCCCGGCAGCAACCGCTAACGGTAATTTTTTGATGACAGATAGATTAATTGAAACATTCAGATTCAAATTTGATAACCCTTCTTGATTCCATTCCGGATTTTGAGTTATTGTATCGATAATTTTTTCGATACTTTCCACTTGATTATCTAAACTTTGACCGCTTAAACTTTTCCTAAAATTTATTAATTCATCAATTAAAATATCATTGTTCACAGGTAATTTAACATTACCACAATCTACAAACTCAATTACACCATTTTGTATGTTTGAAATCTCAACTTCAATATTTCTTAAATCGATTTCATTAAGTTCAAAAAAACTATCATCAATACCGTCTAACTCGGCAACTTTTGCTATACCACTAACATCAATTTCTCTTTTGGAGTCAAAACACAACCCTAAAATTCTTTGTAAGATTTTGAAAAAGGCGGACTGATTGGCTAAGTCTCCCGTTCCCAAATTTGCACTTACATTCATCACCCCTGACAACAAATTCATTATTTGGTATCCAATATCAACTGGGTCTACTAAACTAATTGTGCTATAATAGTCACTTAATAATGTTCCAACTTGGTTTGATGGTTGATTGTTTTGGTCTGTACGATTTAATAAAACGACTCTGAAATAATCACCAGTAACTCCGTACTGGTTTGTTGTTGTATATTGGATATCAAAAATGTCTTGTTGTGAACTTCCTCGATAAAAATCTCCAACAATTTCTCGATAAGACTGTCCTTTATTTGCCAAAAGTTCATATAGTGCCTTATTCATCGGAAATGGAGTGATACCTCCATATGGTTTATATCCGGGACTATTTGCTACTGGTTCATCCTCATAATAAATTTCACCAAATTTACTACCAGGGTCGTTTTTTAGATTATAAAAAATATCAATAGAGGAAACTGGTATATAAATACCTTCTTGAAGAGGTAATAAAGACATTGATTGTAATTGTAATGGGTCAATACCAATATATGTTTGTTCTTGTGAACAACCTAAAGCCTTAATCGCATTTCTTTTAATTATTTCTTGAACTTCAGGTTGTATTTTAACTGATACCTCTAAAAGTTTTTTTCTTAATTCTTTGACTGTATTAGACCCAGTTCCACTTGTGAGACCAATGAATGTCAATAACTCATCCATCGAGGTTGGGACCTCTCTCTGAAATCTTTTCTGTTTTTCTTTAATTTTGTCTAATTGGGATGAAACTTCTGACGTTGCTTTTTGTAACGAATTACCTGCAGTTTTTTTTAATTCCTTTGCAGATTTTGAAATCTCGACATAACTTTTGATGGCATTAATTTTTCCCTTTGCCTCGTTTGTAGACTGATTTAAATCAACTGCTTGCATTTTATTTCATTTTGTAAGTCTCTTCGCTGGAGACATCTTTCACAATAAGATTTTGTATTAAATCCTCATCTAAATCCGCCAAAGTGAAAGATTCTTGATTAGAGTTAGACTTTTCCCAAATGCTTGATTGTAATTTAGATAAACTTATTTTTTTATCGACACAATCATTAACAATTTTTTGTTGTTTCTCTATTACAGGTCCAATAACTTTCATATCGTCTTGGTCCTTTAACATTGTCAACATTTTATTTTGAATCCTTATTGCGGTCTGTCTTTGCTCTACAAGTTCATTATATATCTCCTGCATTAAAGATAATATTGAATCTTTAGTAAAATCAATTTGTTTTCTTTGTGGTCTCGGCATATTAATAAATATTATTTAAACGTTTTTCATTCTGTTTTGAATAATAATATACAACTTTTTATATCTTTTTATTGAACTCCTTATTTCTTTAGTTGTTAAATTCGTCATTTCTCTCAAAGACAGAAGAATTACATTTTTATTAAATTTATTATTTTCAGTGCCGGAAAATATTTCCTCATAGTTGTCAAATAAATCAAAAAGAGCCAAACCTAGTTTCTTTTCATTGTCGTTTAAATGTTCCAGATCAATAAAACTTTTCAACTCATTAAGATATTCCGTAATCATTTCAGTTGAATCAAATTTTTCTTCATCTATGGTATATATCATATCAGGCCTTTCCTCAAGAGAAGATGATATGTCCTCATATGAAATTTTACGATTTGTCTCTTTTTGGTCTTTAATTATTTGACCCATCAAATAATTTTTACAAATTGTGCCAAAATATGAATAAGCCTTTTTATTTTTAGATGGTTTGAACTTGTCAACCTTCGTCATTAAAAAGGAATGAGTATCTGTATGGATTTCAATAAAATCCATATCCTTTCGATATAATTTATATCGTCTAATAATAGATGATATCATCTTATCTAAAGGGCCTCTTAGAAATTCATTATAAATTTTGTTTTTTTCTTCTGATGTTTTTGCCATCAAAAAACTTATAACGGCATCTTCTTCTCTTACATCAAAATAATTTTCTTTAGTTGCCTTTCTACCCCTTTTTTTAGATGAAATATCTTCTGTTTTACCAGATAGATTTTCCAGCATTTATGCTGTTTCTTGATTATAGTTTATTTCCCTGTCATTAGTGAAGAAATATTCTTTCTTCGCTGATTGAATCCAAAACTTCACTTCATCTTCAGTCATGACTTCTTCACCGTGTTTGTAATTCCAAAAAATTGACCCTTCCCTTAAATTTATATGTTTATAACCTAATCTTGGGATTGTCATAATATTTACAGAATTATAGGTCAACCTCAATAAAAATTCATAAATGAATGTTAATTTCATAGATGGTTTAAACCCACCAAAATCTTCAACCAATTTTTTCTTGAACACAGAACCCGCAGTTTGAAAATTTTGATAACTTTGTAAAGTTTCATTAGTTAAATACCCGAGTTCTTGTGAAAAATTTGCGGCAAATGTTGCTTCATTTGTAAATCCGACAAAAACACCTTTATCGTTTGTATCCACAACAACAGGTAGAAACATATCAACACTAGGATATGATTCAATATATTTTTTTACGTTTTTGAACCAAATTTTTGAATACTCATCGTCAAACTCAAAGAGAGAAACCCACTCAGATTTTGAATTTTCAATTCCATAATTTATTTGGTCACAATAGTTCGGACCTTTATCCCATAGTAATTTTTGAACATTTAAATCTCCAAAATCATAAGAATTAATGAAGTCAATTAAAGATTCTTCTTGAGTATGGACTACAACCAACTCATTAACGGGTACTAGTTGTTCTTTTATTGATTGGATTGACTTATCAAAAAATTCTTGAAAGTCTCTAACTTTCGATGATTTAATTGGTAAAATAATTGAAACTGGTACTATATTTTCCATATTAATTTTCAGTTTTAGATAATTGCTCTTCGAAAGAATCTGCTCTCTGATTAAAATACGTATCAAAAAGAGTAATTATTTTCGTATCGAAAAGGGATTTATTTGAATACATTTCTGATGTCTTTTTCATTTCATCATATAAATTTGGATTAATATTATCCTCTAACCAATTTTGGATAAAATCTGCAATAACATCAATCATGATAGTTTTATCGTTTATCCACATACCATTTTCATCACTCATCCATTCAGGAACTATATTTGGAATTTTACCAATAACCGGAACTTCTGATTTCATGGATTCTAATGGGAAGGTTCCAAAACCGCAATCATCATCTATCCAAACGCTCACAAAACAATCTCTTAAAGATTTAGCAAATTCAGACTCGGATAATCCTCGTAAATCTCTGAAAGTGAACCATCGATATTGTGGAAATTTAAGATAAAATGCTTTAATAATATTAATTGTGTCACTATGGTCTTTTGTGTGAATTCCTATTAACGGCATTGGAGGGACTCCCTTAGAGTTGAAATTTTCAGATATATAAGGTTCTACAATATCAAAAGTATTCTGTCTCATTATTTTTTCAATGTATTCCTTTTGTTTGATTGTTGTGGTAATACATTTATAAAACCCAAACTGACTCCAACTCTGACCTGGTTGTAATGTTTCTAACATGTAAGCGTAAGATTGTGTTAACACAATTTTGGCACAAGGTAGTTTCTTAACTTGGTCCATAACATAACCAAAAATTTCAGGAATAATTAAAAAATCATCAGGAGTTACTTCCAAGTTTTGACCTTCAATTGATTCATGAGGTAGGTCATTATACTCGTCACCTAACCAAGTATTAACACTTGTATAATCATTACGCTCATGTAATATTATAGGGTTGAATCCATTGTTTTTAAGGGTTAAGGCCATTTGGTAAATGTATCTAACAGATGCCTTTGCATTACCTTTTGTATCCTGAACTAAAAAATATATTTTTGATTTTTTGTCCCTTAAATTTTGTATTGATAACTTAACTTTATCGTTTAATTCGTTTGCCATAGTTTAATAGTGATTAATTAATCCTTTATTTAATAGTGTATTAAAAGCAATACCAAATGGTAATGAAGTTTTAGGTGCCGACTTTAATCCAAGTCTTTCGTCATAACCCTCCTCATTTTCGGTTAAAATTGTATCTAACAACATTTTAACTAGTTCGAATTTTACCAAATTAATTCTGGCTTCGGTGTCACCAGAATCTACATAATTTAAATCATTAATTTCAAGGTATTCTTCAACCTTGTCCAAATCAATGAAATAGTTTTCTCCAAGAACATTTATCATAATATACTTTCAATTACTGTTTTAAATTCTTTGAATTTAGAAATTTCAAATTCAGTTTTTATACCCTCATTATATGGTGTTATATATTTTATAACAATTTTGTTTTGAGGATGATTTAATAATAAATTAGGATTGGCAGTAAGTAAAATGTCTATTGAGTCCCACATTGATTTTATTGTCGATTCACTATAAAATTTTACAGTTTCCACCAAACATCCAAATTTAGAAATAAAAAAAAGTGACGCGGGTTTAGATTTACCAATTTCATCCGATACAATTAAAATATCATGTCTTTCTCTCAAATCTATGTAGAAATCATTAAAGTCATTCATACTTGAAATTTCAATCGAACCCGCATGTCCAAATATTTCCATAGTATGTTCTTTATACATAAAATCATATAACTCGTCATCATTCCTAAATGCAAAGTGAGATATTAAATCTAAACTTGTAATGTCACTCTTTATTTCATATTTAAACATTTCTTCAACTGTAATTGAATCTGACGTGTTTCCTGATATATCAAGATTAAATTGTTTTTCCGGTGCAACATCATATACGTTGTCAATCAAATTTTTCTCATAAACTTGTTTAAATTTACCAAGAGTATCCCGCAAAACTCCGTTCAATTCAACACCAATTCTCATTCTTCGTATTTTTTTAGAATTTGAGATATTAATGGGTTTCTTACAACATCTTCAGGAAGAAATTCAAAAGTCCCTATATCACTCATATTTTGGAATTTATGTAACGCATCCCACAAACCTGTTTGTGTTTTATCTTTATGTCTGTCAAATTGTTCCAAGTCACCCGAGATAAAAAATTTAGAATTAAATCCAATTCTTGTTAACAATAGTTTCATCTGACTTGGAGTTGAATTTTGAGCCTCCTCGAATATTAATATTGAATTATCAATATTCATCCCTCTCATGTAGGCCAAAGCAAAAACTTCAATAGCTTCAATCTCCTTCAATTTTTCTCTTGTTTCCTTACCGATAATTTTGTTCATCAAATAATATGACGGGAAAATATACGGGTCTAATTTTTCCTCAACACCACCTGGTAAACTCCCAAGTTTTTCTTCAGCCTCTACTGCGGGTCTGACTATTATTATTTTTTCATAGGGTGTTTCAGGATCCGCTAATAAGTCTAATGCACATTTCATTGCAATATAACTTTTACCAACACCGGCAGGACCGGAACAGATGGTAATTTGGTTATTTGATAATGTTTCATAATAAGTTTTCTGACTATCAGAAAGAAATTTTTGTTTAGTTTTTTTCTTAACTAATGAAGTAATTAATTGTTTTTTGTTTTTAACTACAATTTCATCACCAACTGGTGTTGGAATTGGTTGTTTTCTTGTTGATTTGTTCATTTAATATTGTTTATAAAAATTTAACCAATATTCTACCATCTCATCCAGCATTGATTCAAAAGTATATTTTGGCTCCCATGATAATATTTTTTTAGCCTTTGTGGCATCACCCTTTAAATTATTTAATTCTTCAGGTCTTAAATATTTTTCATCCGTAATAACATAATCCTCCCAATTAAGATTTAAACTTTTAAACACATACTCACAAAGATCTTTTACCGAATGAGAAATTCCTGTAGCACATACAAAATCATCTGGATTATCCTGTTGAAGGATTAACCACATCGCTTCCACGTAATCTTTTGCATGCCCCCAATCTCTTGTGGCATTTAAATTACCTAATTTTAATTGATTAGATAAGCCCAGTTTAATTTTGACTGCTTCTTTACATACTTTATTGGTTACAAAATTTGTTCCTCTCCTTGGTGATTCGTGATTAAATAATATTCCGTTAGAGATAAACATATCATATGAATTTCTGTAATTTCTACAAATGTTATATGAAAAAACTTTAGCACATCCATATGGGGATACTGGATTCATTGGTGTCGTTTCTCTCTGAAACCCATCTTCATCAATCATATTTCCAAACATTTCTGATGAAGATGCCTGATATAATTTAATTTTAGGGTTAACTAATTTGATTGATTCCAAAAGATTTAACGTTCCTAACCCTGTAACTTGACTTGTATATATCGGTTGGTCAAATGATATTTTAACATGTGATTGTGCAGCTAAATTATAAATTTCAGTAGGTTGGATTTTTTGTATGACACTTATCAAAGATGAGATATCTAAAACGTCCGCATAATGTAAATTTACCTTATCATAGATACTATCTATTCGATATGTCTGATTTTCAGATACTGAATTTCTTTTTAATGTCCCGTGAACTTCATAACCTTTCTCCAATAAAAATTCAGAAAGATAAGAACCATCCTGACCGTTTATTCCTGTAATTAACGCAATATTCTTCTTCATTTTCTCACAAAATCATAATTTTTAACAAACCAATCAATAGTTTCCGATAATCCTTCTTTAATGCCTATAAAATTATATCCACTCTGAATATTACTTATTGCCGGTTTTTTTTCTTGTCCTTTTGGTTTATCAAAATCGTATTCTATTTCCTCTGACTTAATATTAAATTTTTCTGAAATAATATCAACAATTTTTTTTATTTTATATTCTTTTGGGTTCACAGACATGAATGGTTCGTCTTTATTCCAATTATCAATTGCCCACAATATATTTTTTGCCAAATCCATTGAATAAATGAATTGTCTCTCCGCCTCACCATCACCCCAAATAACAAATTTGGTGTTATTTTTCTTGGATAAAAATGCCTTGTGAATTAATGAAGGTATTACATGTCCATTCTCTAAATTAAAATTGTCATTAGGTCCATAAATGTTCGTGGGAACTACCGTAATCCAATTATATTTTAATACTTTATTAATAATTGATGTTTGATACGTTGAAATTCTTTTTGAAAACGCGTATCCAAAATTAGTATGATGAGGTTGCCCAACTAACATTTGGTCGGGTGTTAATGGATAAATCGGAACGTCATCAGGAAAAACACAAGTTGATGATAGATTTACGAAATTTTTAATTTGTAATTCCAAACAAGTAGAAATTACATTAGAATTAATTTTAAAATTTTCCAAAAAAAAGTTTTCATTATTTTTTTGGTTATACAAAACACCCCCGACTTTTGCGGCACAATTTATTATGGTATCTACTCCTTTATTTTTAACTTGATACTCCAAATAATTTTTTGTCACTTCAGAGCTCAATAGGTTCGAGTCGTTCTTAGTGTGATAAACATGATTTGGACCTAAAATTTCTTTTAATGAGTTTCCAACTAAACCGTTTGAACCTAAAACTAGTATTCTATTCATGTATTATTTTTTTTTGCTTTGTTTGTCCAACCATTTAACAGTATATTTGAAATAATATTGTAATTTTTTGATTTCAAAAAATCTTCTAAATTTTTGTTGTTTATATGTAAATTTTCATAAAAAATTTCATCGATATTAAATCGATTAAAATCGATACTCATTATAATTTTGTCATCGATACCCTCAGCATCGATAAATAAAATATCCAATTCAGTTAAATTATATTTTAATAATAAATTATTCAGAGTCATACACTGAAATTCAGATTCTTTAAAGATAAACTGTCCATGTTTTTTTAAATGATTAGGATTTACTGAGGACACTTCAGTTTCATTTGAATGATAAAATTTTATTTTACCTTCATTTTCACTAATTGAAATGACAATATTTTCAATAATAGGGTTATATTCCGAGTAACATTCCAAAAGAGTAGGATTAAACTGATATTGAGGTTCAACTAAAATTAAAACTTCAACGTCTTTTGGATCATATTTTTTAACTATTTCTGTGAGGTCGTCATGACCACTATGTGTCCCAATTTGTAAAATTTTTAAACCCATATATTATTTTTTACTATATATATTAAATTCATGTTCTCTAAAATCGTTTCTAAATAATTCATTAATATTAATACAATCTAAATTTAAATTCATGAACATACTAAAAGATGATAAATTTGAAGTGGACCTAATTAAAAATCCACAATTACTTAAAATATATGAATCAATAAGACATTCTAAACCTTTTTGATATCCATTTCCATCATTTGTTGTATGTATTGCTTTATTGTCTTTACTACGAATTCTATCTACTTCAATTAAAATTGCCCCGTATCTTTTTTTATATAAGTCATATGTAATCTCACAATCTGTTGATAAAAAAATATTTTCATATGAGTTTAATTTTTTATCTATAATATCAAAAACTAAATTATCATCCACAGGATGTGCCATTGGTTCATTAAATTTGGATGAGAGGTATTTATCGGTTTTTCTAATGTGTAACCCCAATGTATCCTTACTTACAATTTGTATATTTTGATTTATCAATTCTCTTGTTTGTTCATTGAGAGTGATATACTTGTTATATATGAAATTAAATGTTGACCTCATATTCATTCCTGGATATGGTGACATCTCAATATAATTACCCAAAACATAATCGACAGATTCATTTTCAATTATATCGACTTGTTTGAAATAATTTTCCCACACATTATCACCATAATTACTATCATAGTATAGTGATGATTTATTTGACCAATTAACGTATATTTTTTTACCTTCTTCTTTGACTTTTTTTATATGTCTGATAGTGGTTGTTAATTCTGCAAAAAATCCAGCTCTTCTAGATATAGAAATTACCATTTTTCCAATTGTTTAATAATATTTTTATATACTCCATCAAATGTAAAATAAGAATCATATATTTTATTTTTATATTCAATTAGTGGAGTAATGTCAGTATTTAAAATAATGTTCTTAATGTCTTTAATGTTTTTAGAATTAATTTTTATTATTAACTTATCCCAATCAATCTCATTAGTCCACGGTAGCCATTCTTCATCATAAACATAAATTGGAACTGAATTTAACTGCATTGATTCATATAATCTAAAACTGGTTTTACCGTATCCTCGAGGACATAAAGTAAATTCACTTCTTGAAGTGACATCCAAAAACCTATTTATGTTCTCTTCTTTTGTATTTAATTCCCATGCTTTAACATGAAATTCAAATAAATCACATTCTTTATATTCCTCATATATTTGAGACCTAATATTATGTGTTATAGACCCCACGAATGATACTTTAATATTTTTTTCTTTGTTATCATAGTTAATTGGAGAACAAATTAAAGGTATTGGTATTATATTCTCACCTGTTTTATTTCCTCCCATTGAGAAAACAATCGTATCTATAGGTAATTTTTCATAAACGCAATCATCATGTTGCGATATTGTAAAATATCGATTATCTTTATTCAATAAATTTAATATATTTTGTATGTCGTATTTTTTACCTACAAAAGATTTGTTTGTATAACAATTTGTCCAAAAAATCGGTAAATATACTCTATTATTAACAGTTAAAGAAGGGTAGTCCACAAGGAATCTTTTGAAGAAATATTCTTCAAAATAATCACCTTTATGATAATTTGGGTATGGAGCAATTAGGCTAACTGGACGTAATTTGTTTGTAATCTCTAACATAATTTAATAACCTTATTTTGTTATCTACTCCTGCACACCAACAGGCGTGAAAAACTAATGTTTCTTCCGGAATTATAAATTGTTCGTCTGTCCATATTTTAGACCCTATCACGGTTGCAGGACACATTATTCTATCATTAAATGTTGTATAGTTTATATTAAACTTATTGATTAGTTTATTCAATGCTATTTGGTCGTCATGATAATGATGACAGTTTTCAACAACCGAATTTAAAAGGTTTCTAACTTCAGGGATATTTTTTAATATGAAAAATCCTGTATTAAGTCCCCCAAATCCTTTTTGAAAAACCATATCATAATCCATATATTCTTTAATGTAATCAGAAATAGGATTTAAAAAAATTATGTCAACATCAGAAAACAAAACAAATTCGTTTTCTGTTATACCACTTAACGATTCAAATAAAAATAATATTTTATTTTTAGTTGTCTCATTAAATCCTGTTGTAAAATAATTTCCATCTGGTGATATTTGGTCACCAATTTTACATAAAATCTCAAAATCATCTTTAATCGAAGAAATGAAATAATTCTCATAGAGATAGGTGTGAGAATCAGTATAATATGTTATTAATCTCATTTTTAAAATGATTAACTGTTTTTATAAACCCAACAGGTGACAAATGGGACTTCCAAAAATCAATGATGTCACTTTGTAGTTTTTCGTAATCTAAAATGTTATTCCAGTAATTAATTATTTTTTCCTCAATGGAATTAATATCTTCTAATTTTATTTTCAGTATTTTATCTTCGTAAGAAATAAAATCTTCAAAAGGTAAATCTATATCAGTATCAATAACTAAAGGTATTCTACCTAAAGACATTGTCTCGTATAGTCTATATGAAAAATTACCGGCACCTCTAATACATAATACAAAGTCAGAATTTATTGAATTATCAATATATTCTTTTCTCACATCTTTTCCCCAAACTTCACCACCCCAAAAAGAATTTCTTATTATAAAATTATTTTTTACTGTTTTAAAATTTTTTATTTTATTTAAAACTTCATTTCTTAAATTATGTGTTATTGCCCCGCAAAATCCTATTGTAGGTATATTATCATAATCTCTTTTAAAATAAGTGAATTCTTTTTTTAAATCATTTGAAAATGCTGGAACTGATAAATAATTTTTTGGTTTTTTAGATTTATATAATGAAGTTCTAAATATTATAGAATTTTCAAAATTAAATATAGAATCATTATCATCGTTATAAAATAATAATATTTTTTTATTTTTTTCTTTAGATAACTTAATCAATTCTGTAATGTCCGAATTTTTACTTATTTTTTCAGGTAATAGAATAAAATCACAATTTTCAATAATAGTGTAATCAATAACTTCTAATATGTCTGAAGATTTTAACTCTCTAAAAGTTTTATTTTTTGCAATTATGGAATCATCTACTTTACCCAAATAAAGTAGGTTTTCTTCCACAACATTATTAATCTTTATTATAGGACTATAAAGTTTCAATTTATTATTCATACTCTTTTACAAAAACACTGATACATTAATTTACTATTTTCATTTAATTTGTCTTCACTATTGACATCCGCACTATTGTTTATACATGAAAATGAATATTTATTTAACAATATATCTTTTATGACCCCCCAATATTCATTTAGATGACACTCTACTAAAATATATTCAATCCTATCTACAATTTTTTCCATACCTTCCAAAACTAAATGCTCGGCACCTTCAACATCAATTTTAACTAATTTAATTTTTTTTTCATTTTTTAATAATGTATCTAACCTCATTGAGGTTATAACCCCTTTCATTTCTTGTTTATTATACAACACATCGTGCCCCATAATATTATTTAGATGATTTTTTTTTGATTCATAATATTTGATTTGTCCGTCTACATTAGAAATTGCACAATTCATTAGAATTATATTATTAAACCTTGACACATTTTTTCTTAATACTTCAAATGTAGAGTTAGACAACTCTATCGAATAGACTTTACCAGTATTTTTTATTTTTTCTAAAAAAAAAGATGTGTATAATCCTTCGTGAGATCCAACATCCACTATAACATCCCCATCAGAAATTAAAGATGATAAAAGTGAAAAATTTTTTTTATCGTGTTTATCCATTATAAATTAAAATTTATTTTTTCTCTACTTAGGAAAGTATTTCTATCATGTGTAACATCTTGGTAATTTTTTCTATGGATCGTATCATGTTTTCCATACCCCCAATCTGGATGTTCATGTTTGATGATTATTTCATCAATATAGGTTTGTTTTTTTAAGATATTTCCAACTTGAGTAAATTCATTATCACACCATGTGGAACGATATTCTGGATTATAAATGTAGTTAAATCTTTCATAATATTTCTTACCCAAAATACAAAGAGTGTTTAATTCATTTTTTTTGAACCCATCATTAAAAAATAAAACACCATCAGTGTCGGGATAAAGTTCCTTCATTTTATCAACAATAACTTTATCATATCCTTTTACTTGTGGTATCATATCATCAGATGCGAGTAAAACTATGTCCCAACTTTGATAGTTTTCAAGATCTCGATTCACCGCTTGGATTTTGTTATGTGAAACCCCATAAAAATATGATAGATTATCATATTGATTTAAAACCTCACGGGTTGAATCATCATTCAATTCAGAATCATCAACATCCATAGATACTAAAAAATGAACCCCAACCTCTTTGGAGAGAAAATCCTGGTATTTTTTTAAGGTTTGAAGAAACTTTGACTTTCTATTTCTTGTTGGAAATTTTATTAACAACTTCATTCCAAAATTTTTAGATACTCTTCTTTTATTTGATTACAAACATTTGTGGAATAATATTTGGATATATCTGTTGGTGGTTCAAATTTATTCTTTTCTTCAATATTTCCCAGTGAATTAACTTTATATATCCAAGCCGGTTTTCCTGTCATCCATCCTTCGATTGTGGTTCTACCCAATTGAATTCCCGCGACTTCTTTACAATTTTGAATATATTTTTCTGTATTCCATGTTGAATGGAAATATTTAACATGAGGATATTGTTGAATTATTCCCAAGTAGTTTGATTTATCTTCTCCAACTAACCATAGTTCTAAATTTTGTTCTTCAGCATATTCCACCAAATCCATTATGGTTTCTTTCCTCAAATAATCTATTGTTCCTACAAAAAGTATATAATTACCTATTTTATCAGATGGTTTGAATTTTTCGTTATCGACAGGATTATAAATTACTTCAATCTGATTTTCATCAATTTCAAAATCTTCAATTAAAAAATCCTTAATTTCAGGTCTGATTGCAATATATTTTTTGATTGAATCATGTTTTACAGGTTCTTCTAATGAAATAACTTCAGAATGGATAGTATATATCTTTTCTATATTAGGATAAAACTGAATGATTCTTTTCGCCACTGGTTTATGCTGAATATGAATAATATCAAAATCAACTTCTTGCATTTTATACATCATATTTGGAACCGATGCTTGAAATCCATTACCATTGTCAAATCCCCAATTTCCATCACCAATTTTATATCCCGGTGATTTTTCAAACGGGAGACAACGAATTCCAATCTTTTGTGCCATGTCAGTCAGTGGACCTCCAATTTGTGATAACACAGTAACCTCACAATCCAGTTTCATTAGTCCTTTTGCAAGTTCAAATACATAAATTTCAGAACCAGTAAAAGTTTTAAAGTTTAAACAAGATATTAAAACTTTCAATTTCTTTAGTGGATTACGAGGAAGTTTTATAGGTAAAAAACTATCATACTTTTTCTCAAAAATTTGTCTGTTATTTTCCCATTGTTCATTGGTTTGCCCAATAGATTTATGGGTAATTCTGATATTTGTAATTACACCTACTTTAACTCCTTCCAAATGATTTTCCAAACAGAAAGGAATATCATAGAAGTGGAATCCTTCAAACTCTTCTATGAAATTTTTCTTAATTCTTTTTTTGCTTACAGCGATAAATAAACCATCTACAATTACTGTTTGGAAAACAGAATTTTGGAATGACTCTGAATATTTGGACTCCCATTTTTTACCTCCATGTTCATGATTGACAATACCAACCATTTTTCTTCTATCTTCCCACCATCTACCACTTTTTGGTAAATCAGGAGTTCCAGCAACACCTAATATTCCGAAATCAGTTTTTTCAAAATGTTTCATTAATTTGTTATACCAACCAGTTGTATCAAAATAAATGTCATCGTGACACAACACAACTATATCAGTTGTCGCCTCTGCAAGAATTTCATTATATACTTGTGGTAATGATTTCTCACCATTATTAATTTTCTCTATAACCTGAACTTTCTTGAACCCTGAACTTTTTTTCAGGTATTCTATAAATTCTGGTTTTGTTTCTCTTGTTGAATATCCAATAGTAATCATGACAAACCAGTTGAACCAAATCCATTATCACCTCTATCTTTCGGATCTAATTTCTCCACCTCCTCAAAAACAACATATTTACCATTCACCACTGGACATAAAACACCTTGAGCTACTTTGGTCCCTTTCTTTATAGAAACAGAATTTCTACTTGTGTTAAAAAGAATAACTTTAATCTCTCCTGTGTATCCTTGGTCCACAGTTCCAGGTGTGTTCAAAACAGTTAATCCTGAATTTAGAGCAAGTCCACTTTTTGGTCTCACTTGTAATTCATAACCTTCGTCAAATGATACCTTTAATCCTGTTGGAACCGCATATCTACCCAATGATTCAATTTCAATATCTTCAGTTGAATATAAATCGAATCCTGAATCTGTTGGATACACATATTGTGGTGTAATAGCGTCAGGATTAATTTTCTCGGTATAAATTTTTTTTGTTTTATACAACCTATCCATTTGTTCTGTGATTTCAGATAAATCACCATCTAAGAGACCATCTAAATCTCCAAGGTCATTATAGAAATCAATATTTGATTCATCCACAAGTTGTTGAAATTTTTTTTGGATTTCCTCCCATCCTTGATTATTACTCATACTAATTTTGTTAATTTTTTTATTACATCAATTAAAACTAAAACATCTTTTTCACAATATTTTACAATACCTTGATAATCCTTTTTAACCCAATATGCTTCATGGACTTTATTACCTGTTACCTCCATTGTTTTGGATGATTCAACACCCAAACAAACACACATCAACTCCAAAGATGCAATCGACCCATAACCACCATATTGCCAAAGTTCTTTAGTATCAAGAGCTTTAACCTCCCAAGGTTTGGTATCGTGACCTGGTAAAATTTTTGGAGGCATAATTCCATTCATAATCATCCTTTTTGCCAAAACAGGAATATCAAACCCTTTAACATTATGACCACATAACCAAAATCCTAATTCACCAACTCTGAATAAAAGTTTTTGAACCTCCATCAATAATTTCTTTTCATCAAAATCGCTGAAGGACTGAATTTTTGTTTCACCATTTTCAGTAACAAAGGCAACACTAACACATGCCACTTTAGAAAACTCTGCAACCAACGCCGCTCTATTTACAAACATTTGTCCGACAGGTTTGTCAGCATCTTCAGGAAATCTTTTTTGGAACCAATCGAAGTAATTCTCAAATTGAAATGACAACGCTTCGTTCTCTTTAACTAAAGTTTCCCAGTCAGGTTGAACTCCAACTGTTTCAATGTCGATAAAAAGTAATTTAGTTAATGGTATGTTTATCATATTAAAGATTTATAAAATTCTGAACGATTTTTTGTTACAATGGTTAAATCATATCTATCCTTTACGGTCTCATATAACTTCTCACCCAAATCAACCACCAAGTTAGGATTTTTTTGTAATAAGGTAATATACTTCGCCCAATCAGAGTGATTTCTATTTTCTTCAACCAAAAGAGCGTTCCCACCTTCGATAAAATTACCGTTTTTAGTTGCGTGAATCAAATCAATTGTATATGGACCTAAATTAGATGCGATTATTGCCTTTTTATAGAAACCAGCCTCAATTACTTTTAACTGTGATTTTACACGGTTAAACATCGTATTTTTAATTGGAGCCAAAGATACATCAAATTTTGAATAATTCTTGGCATAAGATGTTACAGGTTGAGTCCAAACTCTTCTATATGGTTCGTTTTCCAATTCATTATATTCATTTGGAGAGTATTGAAGTAGGAAATTCTTATAATTTTCGGAAACATAAGAATATTTGTTCGTAAAAATACTTTCATATTTCGCCCAAACAGTCTCTTCAGGTCTGATATCTCTTTTAACATGTTCACCGGTTTGTTTGTTTATTTCAGTAACAGTTCCTCTTGTATCAAAACCACAAAGAACAAACTGTAACTTATCAACCATATTGTGTAATTTACCAAATGATTGGTCTAATAGTTGTAAATCATGTAAGTGAGATGAACCACCTAACCAACCTATCCTTAATCTATCAGATGGTAATGTTGGTTCACAAAACTGTGATTCTTTTGGGTTTATCGCATTTGGGAAAATGAATACATTTTTATTGTATTTTTTTATCTCATCCGCAAATATGGTTGTTGTCGTAGTCACATATTTTGACACTTTAATATTTGCCAAAATTTTTTCATTAATCTTATGGAATTTGATAATATCATGAATTGGGTGTTCTTTCCCTGGCATCCAATAGTCATCAATATCACATATAGTCGGAATACCTAACTCGTTTAATTTCTTTATAGTATCTAAAGACTTATCGAAGTCAGGGCCTAAACTTCTATGATATATAATTATATCATAATTTTTAAAATAATTAATGTCATTGTATGGGACTTCATAAATTATATCAACATGAAATTCATCCCCATATAAATTTTGAAGTGATATGTGAGGGTCAATTGATCTAAATTTTCCAACGCCGGTACGGTCACTGGGGATACATAAAACTTTAATTTTTGTCATACTTTTTAATTGTATTATTTAAGAAAATAAGGATTGGACATTACCAAGATTCCAAATTATTTTAATAATAATACCTAAATTAGACAATTAAGTCAATTACGTTTTTGTCTTAAATTTAAAGTTAATAGGTATAAAAAAACCCATCGGGAGATGGGTTATGCTATTTTTTTAATTTTTGTCACTTTACCTTCAAACTGATGTTTTCCTACTTTGAAGGTAAACACCTCATTTGATTTTTCTGTTGATTCTGTTATCAATCCATTTTCTTTCAGAACTTTTCTAACAGAATCTTCTATCATTTTTTGAATCAAATTGTAATCTATTTGTGAAGATGAATTAGAAACACTTTTTTTCTCAACCGCAGACTCAGGGATATAATTATTTGAATTACCTTTCATTAATTTAGATGCACGTTCAATCAAGTCATCTGATAAAGTTGCTTGTTGTGTTTGTGCTTGAGCAATTGGATGTTCAATCATTAATCGTTTAATTTCATCAGGTAACTTTGAATTTTTAATTGCATCAACGGTTGGAACTCCAACTGGTTTAGTATTAGCCCTAACCGCTTCACTTTCTTGTATAAATTCCTGTGGTATATTATATTTGGCATTTGGGACATCAAATTGTTGTATATTCATTTTTGATGAAGATTCAGAAACCGAACCTCTTGTTATACCTTCTGATTTGTCCATAATGGCTTTCGCCATTATTAATTTATCCATTAACTTGTCCATAATTTAAAATTTACTTATAATAATAATTGAAGTCATGCTTTTGTCACCATTAGGATTGAAATTTGGTTTCATTTCTGTAAAATTTTCTCCTGTTGGTTTCATTGATAAAATTTTATCTAATCTAAACATTCTCCATCCGGGTAATGGTTTTTTTCCTAAATACCCCCTATGTGAGGCTCCTTCCATATCCCACGCTCTTAAAACTTTGTTACCTGCCTTACTGGTTCCTAAGCAAACAGGTTCGATTTCTCTTAAACCTCTACCTCCTGGTTCATCACCATCATAATAGATAATACACTTCTTTTTGTTTTTGATACAATCAATAACAGTTTCCAAAGAGGCAACTTCTACAATTAGTTCTTTAAGAGATTCGGTTAGTTTCATTATAATGGAAAGTTAGGATAACCATTTGACGAGTTAAATTTATTAATTTTGACTTCATTCTTTCTTTCGAGAACATCATCAATTGTACCGGCTTGAGCATTATATACATCTAAAAAAACACCAGTACCTCTACCTAAACTATCTCCATCTGCAATAGCATCTTTATTAACTGCCGAATATTCATTACCAACAGCATTATAATCATTTCTTGGGATTAATTTCGATCTTTCTTGGTCCGCATAAGCAGTAAGTGCGTTAGGAATGTTTTGACTTAAATCTATTGAATATTCATTCGCCATAGTTTTAAATTTTAGAAATTAGTTCATTTATTCTTCTGAGACTTTCGGTCACAGCCGCATTATATCTATTCATAGTGCTTTGGTGATCTTGAGAAGGTCTCACATTCGTATAATTAGTTTTTTGGTGAGGTTTTATAAAAGAGTTTTGCATACCAGCATTCATTTTATTTGTTTTGGTCATTTTATTATACTCTCTCATTTTTCTCAACTCATTGTCCACCCAATTTTTCATTTTAAATTCTCCATTCAAAATGAAAGGTGCGTCATGTTGATTACCTTTAAAATTATCAAAAAAATTTTTTATTCTTTTTAATTGTTTATAATCAATAAATGATTGAGTTTGCAATTCTTGATTTCGGTTATACCCCTCAACATTTTCATCAGCATCCTTCACTTTAGAGAAACAAATTTTTAAATGTTCTCTCATATCATCAGGAAATTCTATCTCCCCTTTGGATGTGTTATATAAATCTTTATTCACTTTTTAACAATTTTATTAATTCGGTAATACTTATCCCTTCTTTATCGGCTTGTTTTTTAAGTGTTTTAATATTTTTTTTCAGAATGTTCGTAATATCACTATCTTTTTTTGGTAGTTCATTATCTTTAGATTTCTTCTTCATAAGAATATCCTCTACCATTTTTATCATTTTTTGTTTCTGAATTTCAGATATAGTCCCACGATATAGAAAATTCTTATCACCATAATAAGGTGATTTTTTATCTTTCTTACCTGATGGGTCTTTGCCTTGCTGTAAAGTTCTTTCTTCGGCTTGGTCAGGTTCCATATCTAATTCATCTGTGTAGTATTCGTAAGTATCTTCACCGTCCATATCTTTTGTCTCCTCATAACCAAATGCGTCTGACATATCAACTTCACTTAATTCATCTACTGATTCTCCATAATATGTTCTATACCCTCTCGTTATTGGGTCGTTTGTGATACTAGCGGCTGCGACAGTTTGGTCCATAGTTTTTTTAGGATGAAGTCTCGGGTCCAAAATTGGAACTGTAGAACTCATCATCGTGCCGTCATCATCAACTAGTTCTTCTAAATTCTTTTTTAGAGAATTTGTCGATTTGTGTTTTTTATCCTTAATTATTTTACTGATAGCCTTTTTTATTTTGTCCAAATGTTTTTTGTCAAAATGAATAACTTCATCTTTTTTTCTCGCTTCAGTTAAAGTTCCTTCAACTGAAAAATACAAAGAACACTTTGTTTCTTTATCTCTCAATAAAAAATAATAGGGTGATGAGTAAAATTCAGAATCAATCCTAATCATTAGTCTTTATTTTATTCTATAAATACTATGTTAATGAGTATTTATCATTTAGTATGGCATATCAAAATATTAATCAATACAATTTTAGAAAATTTGGACTACTCCCTGTCCGAGAAATTACTGATATATCATTAGCATCGGATGAAAGGGATTTTGACCAAGAAGTCGTATTTTCCCCGTTATTAATTGGAGAATATGACGGCAATAGAATGCCCTTGAAGTTTGACTTTAACTCAACAGGAACAACATTAAGTCAAACCGGATCGACATTCGATTATGACACAATTGTTTCCGAAAATTATTGGAACCCTACTGACATAGACCCAAATTATTGTCCGATAGTAACATCATTGTGTGATGTTGGATTAACCGGAATCGATAATGGTTTGGTGAAAAAAATGTCAGGTGAAACAATTGAAGTGTCAACAGGTTTATACACATCACAATCTGACAAATTCAACAGATACAAATATGATAGGAGAATGAAATTACATCCTATCACTGGATTTACCACAACAGAAAACAGATTATTAAACGATAATTCATACACATATGACCTATCATATCAAACACAAAACAATGACATTGGATATTATGTAAAATTCAATGGAGGATTTTATCAAGGATTTTATAAGTTGGCGGGATACGATTATGAAGTATTACCTGAAAGGCCAAATTTAGGTTGGACTGCCGAATTTTTATTGAGATATCGATGGACAGGTGACACATCAGTTGGTTTGAATTACCGATACCCAAACAATAAAGGAACTTTCTTCTTTTTAGGGGCTCGAGCGGAAAACAAATTTTATCATTATGCTGATGGTCATCCATTACATGACTCAGGTTATACTCGAGTCACATCAGGTTTAACTTGCATGCATACTTGTGGTTGCGCCTCTTCCGCGGCAACCGCATCAACATGTTTGGAAGTTTATCAGATTTCAGGAGGAACATCAAATAGTTGTGGATGCTCATGTAATTGTTCTTGTCCTGTCGAAGCATTTTACCCTGAAAAAGATCCATACTATGATGGAATATCAAACGCACTTTCATTACGATTAAGTGGAGATACTGGAAATCCAAGATTATGCGTCAAAACTTATAGAATTACCGGTGATTGTGAAACAACGGGAACTTGCACCACAGGACTTACATACACAACAGGAACTTCAATAACGGAATGGTGTTCATCAAAAGGCATCTTTGATTTATGTGATAACACAGAATATATTAATCTGGAACATTGGGTTCAAATAGATGCCGTGTTCCAAAGATACACATATTTGGAAGAATGTGACTTATTGGATAAAGGTGGGACGGGACTTATTGTCAGCACTCAATATACTGCAACATCAGCAAACAATAGTTTAAGTTTAGTAAACCCACCTCTCACTCATGACGAAGATTATGATCCAGCGACAACAGAAGTTGTTAAATTTTCTGACGTATGGATTGAAGAAAAAAATTATAGGTTAGGGACCCTCAAATTTTATGTGAACGGTAGATTGTTCATGGTAGTTGAGGATTTTGAAGAAATCATACCAAGATTATTAAATGTCGAAAGAGAAAAACAAATTGGTGTTGGGTATAACATATCAATAGGTGGTGGAACACAAGGGTTACATGATAACCTCACTTTTTCAGGTGGATGCCCTGAAGAAATTTCAGAAATAGTCTACCAACAAGATCCAGAGTGTTTAACGACAAATGATTTAGACCAAACAATATATTCGGGATTAACAACAAATATTAAACTCGAAGAAGTTTTTGGTGGAAGTTTAATCGGCGATATCAGCAAGTTTCACATGTATATCGAACCATTAAATGCTTCACAAATTCGACATAACTTCAACATACAAAAAGATAAATATGACCTCTTATACTGGGGATGTTATGATTGCACTATTGGAATAACACCAACACCGACACCTTCATTTAGTCCGACACCAACTAGAACTCCAAGTAATTTAGAATGTTCTTTTTATACTGTTGAGGTTTTTGAATCCGATTTACAATCTTCTACGGGTAATACCATGTATATGAACAATTCAGTTTATGTGTCATATAATATTTGTGATGGAATGTGTTCAGATGGTGTTTTCTCATTTCATGAACCACAAACATATTCTAATATTTTATGTGTATGTTCAGGATACTCACCTAATGTGGTATATTTTCAAAATGATATTCCTAAAACAGGTTCATCCTTTGCATACTCAAGTTATATGTCATGTATAACACCTACTCCAACATCTTCACAATCTCAAACCCCAACCCCAACTCCAACATTAACACCTTCACCTGTATATTATTATTACTATTTATTAGATTGTAACCTTTCAAATAATAAAATTGGTAGAAGTTCAGTACCAAGTCTTTCAGGTGTTTATCTGGTAGATGTAGATAAATGTTATTCAATTGTCGGAATAGATTTAGGTCCAATCTTTGATTATGATTTGGACTCATCATTATCTGTTTTTGATTGTTCAGATGATATTTGTTTTAACCCGTCTCCAACACCAACAAACTCGAACACACCTACTATAACTCCAACCCAAACATCGACACTAACACCAACAATGACAGAAACCCCTTCCCCAACAATCACACCAACAGTTACCACAAGTCCAACCCAAACATCAACATTAACGCCAACAATGACCGTTACACCTACGTGTGGAAGACCTTCAGGGTTATCACAAGGTTATTTAATTTCTCAAATTAATATTCAAGAGGGCGGAACTTGTCCGTCAGAAAATTTAGATATTAAAAATGCTGCTTCATTATCTGAAGTCTGTTCTTCTTGGGATACATATCAAATCTGTATTTGTCAGGATATTGCTGGTCCGGTAGGATTTAATTCTTATGATGTTGAATTTTCAAACATAGATGTAAATGAACCAGTATATTATGGATTTGGAAGTATAAATTGTAATTTAGTTCCTGACGGATATTATTTGTTTGTGAATACAAATAATATATTCCTATTACAACCAATTTTATGTGGTAATTTAACCGTCACTGTTGTGAAAATAGAGTCAGGTTTAATTGTATCTATTGATACTTGTGTTGCACCATCACCGAGTCCAACACCAACTATTACACCAACTAAAACACCTACAAACACTCCAACACCAACTTGTTCAAGACCTTCAGGATTATCACAAGGTTACTTAACTTATGGATTCACAACTCAGGCATCAAGTAGTTGTGGACTTAACGCCTATTTTATATTTAATTCAACATCTCAATCTCAAGTTTGTTCATTGTGGAACACCTTTGTTGACTGTGTTTGTCCGTTATCATTTACTCCCACAACTATGTCAACAAAACAAATAGAATTTAGTACAATTTCGGTTGGTCAAAGAATATATGAAACTTTTGGGAGTACTAGTTGTCAAGGACCTTTTGATGGTTATTATTTCTTTACTAGTACAAACAATTTTCAGAATGAACTTTGTACAAGTAATCCATCCAAACAAGTCACATGTGTTAAAATTTTATCAGGAGTCATAACCGAAGTATTTACTTGTATTTATGTTCCTACTCCAACACCTACCGCAACTCAAACACCAACAAAGACTCCAACAGTTACTCCGACAAGAACAATTACACCAACAGTTACTCCAACAAGAACAAGTACTCCAACAGTTACTCCGACCAAAACTGTTACACCTACTTTTACTCCAACTAATACGATAACACCTACCAATTTAACGTCTGCCAGATTCATTGTCAATTTCAACCCTAATACTGTAGGTTTCGGTCCGTGTACATTCCAAAATTACGATTTATATGAGTTAACAAGTCAAGAGTCTTGCGATCTTTGGCAAATCTATTATAGTTGTGAATGTGTTCAATCATCAAATGCTTCGGTTGGTTGGATAAATGTTCAATACAATTCTTTAACTGTCGGACAAAGAGTTTACGATATTTTTGACGGTAGTTTTTGGTATGTACCATTTGTTCCTGTAGGTGATATTGTAGATTATTTATGTGGTAACGGAGGTCAAGTAACAATTGTTACAGTTGAGTCGGATTACATAACAAATATTGTAACATGTAACTATACTGGATAAAATTAAAATTAATTTAATATTATTATGTATCAAAAGATTAAAATTACAAATATTGGATCTAAAAATGGATATTATAATTATACCGATATTGATGGGTTATTTGTATCTCAAAAATTAATACAACCAAATACTACACAAAATATTTGGATAATTGCAGGTTCATTAAGTATTTCATCATCTTTTATACAATATATAATAGAGGAAGAAGTAAGTTCATTTAACACATTAACTCAAAATTGTGATAACAATTATTGTTCACAAAATTGTTGTTCATATAGATTGGAGGCTAAAGATAATGGGTCATATAGTTACATTGATTGTAACGGTGTCTCAACAAACGGCATATTAGATATAAATAATTTTTTAACAATATGTGCGGGATTTTATGATTCAATATATGCTCCAAAATGTGATATTATATCCCTTGGATGTTGCCCACAAAATCCACCTGTAACCCCAACTCCATCACCAACATCAAATCCAATACAACCTAAGCCAAGTCCACCTGATTTACCGACATATTACTATACAGGATATTGTGGACAGATAATTAATCAATTTTGTACAGGCGAAGATACATTTCCTCTCAATCCGCCAGGATTTATTACCATTATAACAGTAGATTTAGGTGATTTTGTAGGTACGGTATATTGTAGATGTCTAGGTCATACAAAACCAGATATGTTTGAATTGGAGTGGAATGGTAATAAAAGTAATTCTGGATTTATATCAACCTGTTATAATTATACACCACCAAGATGTAATTCTTTTGGTTATAACCAAGAATTGAAAGCGCTAGGATATCCTGAGGTTAGTAACGTTACTCCCATATATATCCAAGTAGAAAAAACTTCTGAAACACCGTCAAAAGTACAAATAACGGTAACATCTCCATTAGGGGCTAGTATTCCTTTATGGGAAATTAGAATAATGGCGAATTATAAGGATAAATTTTGGTCGGAATGTCCTGGTTACCCATCAACATTTCCGGTTTACAATTTTATAGGTAATTGTTCTCAATCTATAAGTTCTAAAAATTATCGTAACTTTATAACGAATACTGATTTTCCCGCGTATTTGGTTTTTACATATGATTTTGATGATTATGTTGGACCTCTCACATTTTTTTATTCTAACTGTGAAACAGGAATATATTATGAAATATTAGAAGATGATGAAATTTTAGACTACGGTAGTGTAGGTGATTGTGTTGATAATTTTTATACTTGTCAACAATTAAATGCTTACTTTCTTTCAAATGGATTCGGGTTTTTAACTCAACCCGGAACAGGTTCAATTACATTTAATAAAACTAAAACTTCTTCAAATATTGTTCTAAAAATTTGTGCTTTATTTCCAGGTTCTTTGTGGAGCGCTGGGATATCATGTGTTTTCACACCAGGACCTCCTCCTCCATCATGTGATGGAAAAACATTAGTAATGGTATTATGTAGTGATAATGATAATGCCCTTGAAGTTTACTTAAATGGAATTTATTTAGGGAACTCTAATGTATTTTCTGCGGGTAATACAAAATTTTATATTGGTAATTTAAATACTAGTAACTTCTTTTTGGAAGATTTTGGATTATGTGGATATCAAGAAAATCGTGGTTCTTACTTTAACCCAAATATTTTAAGAGGCGGTATTAATACTATCACTTTGAAGCCGACTGGTGATCCTGTGGAAAGCACAAGTTCTGGAATAATTCAAATTAGAGATTTTGAAGTTGATCCTGAATTTTCGTTCTATATTAATCCATGTACGGTTGCCGATTTAAATTTTTCCGGTTCTTCGGGAGATACACAAACTTTAACATTTACATTTAACAGTTGTTGTGTTACTCCAACTCCAACAAGAACATCAACACCAACTCCAACTCAAACTTCAACGCAGACTCCAACTCAAACTCAAACTCCAACTCAAACCGAAACACCTACACAGACTCCAACTTCAACTCAAACACCTACTCAAACCGAAACACCTACACAGACTCCAACCGAAACACCTA